CCCCAGACGCACACCGCAGACGGCGTTGCAGTTACCAATGTTGAAGTCGATGCCCCAATGACGCGGTTCGTTGTCGAGGTTGACCGGGGCCGCCTGAATGACGTGCTTCGCTCGGTCGAATCTGTCGTAAACCTGCGTGCTGTTTAGGAGAACAAAGTCTCCGTTCAGGTAAGCGGCAAGGCTTGCAGAGTCGTAGTTCTCTTGCAGCCGTTGGATGAAGTCTGGCGGGAGATGTGGATTCTCCTCAGTACGCATCTTAATGAGCCTGCGATCTTGGCGCTGCTGCATCTCCGGTTTGCCGAACTGTTGAAACAACCAGCGGAAACCTTCAGGCGTGCTGGCCACAGCAAACTGCCGGACATTACCTTCACGCAGACGGCCCAAGATCTTTTCAAACGCACTCTGTGCTTCGACCAGGCGCAAGATGTCCACCTCATCAAAGACAGCGAACGCGGCGTTGACGCCTACTGCGGTCATGTTTCCGTTCTTGATTGAACGGCACAGCAGGGTTGTTGGCTTACCCAGGTGCAAGGTGTATTCCGGAAGCGGACTGGTGCGGTAGGTGTATGGAATGCCGTAGTGATCCAGGAACCGATCGAAGGTCGCCTTCCAGATGTCGCGAATCATCGGGTAAGTCGGCTCCATCACGATGCCGGTGTAGCCCTGGTTGAGAATTGCCAAGGTCAGAACTTTCGCAGCTAACGCCGTGGTCTTACCCGCCCCATAGCCTGCAGTAAGGGCCAGGATCTCGGTTTGCGTGTCCTCCACAAACGCCAGCTGCCCTGGGTGCAGATCGGCTTTGATACGCCTCAGGATCTCGTCGGTGTCCTTAGCTGATGGCGGCGTGGCGAACTGAGTGAGCAGTCCAGGTTCACAGATGTCGTCAACCAGGCTCATGACATCTCGAAGCGCAGTAGACGTGCCTGCATCTCGATGGCTTTCAGCGCGGTGCTGTATTGCTGCCGCGTGGTGGCTTTGCGCTGAATGTCCTTCAAAGCGGACAGCGACTCGTGCAGCCACTCGGGGCGCTCCAGCTCAGCATCGAGACGTTGATAATCACGGGCTCTTTTTATGTATTCCTCAACCTGGCGATCTTTCAAATCCCAGGTATCCGCGCCGTATTGCAGAATCTGGGTTCTACTATTTCCCTCCAATAAAAGCTTGTAAACGGTATTTATCCGTTCATCAATCTCGATGTTTGTTGACTTCTTTGCCATGCCCTGAGCTTACAGGCGCTGCAGTAATGATGGAAGATATAGCAGCTTTGGCAAAGAGGTTGTCGGGGGATGGATCGGACCAGCAGACTCGCAACAAATCTGATGGCCCGCCCTGCTTTCCCTGCCATTCCACTAACAGGTGTTGTATAGCTCTCAGCCTGGGTGGGGGACATCCCAGACATCAGGCTCCCCGACAAGTCCTACAGGACTTGCTTGGCCTCGACGTTCTTGAGCATGTGATGAATCTCTTTGTGCAGCTCGTTTTCATCGGTTGCACTGATCTCGATGCCGTAGCGGTCGAGCCATTCGTGAATGGCGTCCCAGGCTTTGTCGGCGCCGTCCATGGCGTCGAGGTTGAATTCAGCGAGTTTCATTTGAGAGCCTCGCAAGCAGTTTGAACACCGAGGCGGCAGTCGCGCTCGGTCATTTGATCCAGGCTGCTGGTGAGTGCAAGCCAGAAAGCGCCGCCGAAAAGCACGACAAAAAGCGCAGTGAAGACGGGGCCGTACCAGGAAGGTGGATTGGGCTGGTCGCTGTAGCGATGGGCCATTGATTTGAAGCGATGGAAAAGGACGATCTCTCGCCCATGCCCTAATTGTACTACAACTAGATGGTGTGTCAAGCCCAGGGCCAGGCAGGGTGCTCTTCTTCTTCCCACGCCTGCAGATCGGCGGGGCGCTCCAGGGCATATAACCGGAAGACGCGCTTCAGCTCCTCGGTCGTCATGTCCAACGTCTTTGCCTCCTTAGCGACGTTGGCCTGGCCGCGATAGATCCGCTCCAGGGCTGGTCCCAGCTGATCAGGCATTGAGCAGTTCTTGCTGGGCGTTCCAGATGTCCATGCGCTCCAGCCATTGAGCCTCGGCGCCACGCAGCTCTAGCTCGGATAGGTAGCGAACTTGCGGGGCACCGCTACGGCGCGCCACCACAACGGCACCCGCCTTGGGCTTCAGGCCGGTCAAATGCTGCAGGCCCAAAGAGTACGCTCCAGCCTGACAGATGTAGTTGGCGAGCATCTCCTCGCTTCGCGCGTTCACGCTCGTCTTCCAGTCGGCAATGCAGAGCGTGCCGTTGAGATCAATCAGGGCGTCGGCCGTTCCAGCCCACCCGCGGGGATCATGCACGGAGAACTCAATCGCGTGGATGGCGCTTACGTTCTCTCCGATCCAAGTCCGTAAACCTCGGGCGTAGCCACTGGCGCTCCAGGGAACACGCGGCGCACCTTGGGCGGCTTTGTCGATGGCCCAATGGGTGATTTGTTTGGGGGCACGCTCCAAGCCATCATCTCCGCTCCGCCAGCTGCCCCGTTTGTTGGCAGCTTGTCGAGCCAGCTTTGCCGCCGTTTTGAGGAGGTACTCCGCGTGATCGTGAGCCAGAGTCCCGCGCTGGCAGGCAATATCACGCTCCACGGCAGAGCCTGGTTTTTGAATCCATCGATCAAGTGCATCTTTCTGCCATTGCGGGGAGGTCTCCTTAAGGATGTGGGTAACAGACGCGTAAGACTTACCGGACTCGTCGCGATACACACGGTGCGGACCGCTGTCGTCTCGTACCAGGGTCCAGCGGCGAAGGCCCGCTAGTGCGTTCTGCGTTTCAACGGGCATCAGTAGTTTCTGCTTTTCGTTCCAGCCAAGCCTTTTGCAGTTGGTGTTCTTTGGGCTCGACGAGGTGGGCGCTAGACACAACGCCAGTTAAATCTCCGACAGATATGGCCACACAACCGTCTTCCATGAATGTGGTCACGGTTTTGGGCAGTTCAGGCATGGGGACGAACCAGAATAATTAAGCCTACGCCTTAAAAAAGGGGGCGCTAGGCCCCCGTTGTACTCAGTCCTTTTTGAAGGGACTGCCGCCGGTCAGCAGGCGGTTGATGTCAAAGCCGGAGGCCCGTGCTTCGGACCAGGCTTCCTCAATCTGTGCCTGAGAGACTTTCTTGCGGGGTGCAGGGCGGAGGCTGTACTTGGTTTCCAAGCCTGTGCCTTCTTTGCCCATCACAAAGTCCCAGTCCAGCAGCTCGGAGTAATCCTCCATTTGGCTGATGGAATCCAGCTCGTTGATCAGGGTCTTCTGAGTGAGAGGCAGAACCTCAACCTTCTCGCTGTCGTAGTTGTAAACGGGAACGGCGATGGAGAACTTAACCTTCTCCGGACCATTGCCATCGCGGTTCATGCGACGGCTGAAGTCTTCGCCCATCTCTTCCTTGATCTCTTCAGGGGAAGGATCTTCGGAGAAACGGAACGGGCGGGAGTTGCCGTTGGCGTCTTCGCCCCAGCACTCGAAGAACTCAAGGGGTTGGTCGTCCAGGAGTGCGAAACGCACAGAGCCACCCGGCGTAATTTTAGAGGGGTTCAGGTAGCCTCCGCCACCGCCAACAGCGGCCGCTTTGTTCTTCTCTGAGATGAATGGCATGGTTGTGTTTGCTGTGGGCGCGTTGCCCGGTGCTCTGCAAATGTAGCACCCCCGCAGCATTTGACAAGCGCCCTAAAATGAAAAAACCCCAGAGGCGGGCGGCCTGCTGGGGGATTTCACTTATTTACCGAACACACGGATTGTAGCGCATGGATCTTGTTGATTTCATCCTCAGCCTGCCCCAGCACTGGGCTACGGCACCCATCTATGCCCACGGCGTACAACTACCCGCAGAGCCCGGCGAAGAGCCCCGAATCGCTGGGGGAAAGTCCCCTCTAGGACGTGCGTGCAGGGAGAACCTGTCGCCCAAGTTCACAGCCCAGTGGATCAAAGAGCGGCCCAACGAGTTCAAGGCTGTTGGTGTCTATAGCGGTATGCGCTCCGGTGGTCTCGTCATCTTCGACGTTGACCGCAACCTTGGCGCGATCCAGGAGAAATGGGGTGACGATCTCGACAAAGCACCTCGGGTTGTCTCACCTAAACCGCACGCCGCCAAGTATCTGTTCATCGTTCCGGAAGAGGACCGGCTCCGCGTTTCGGGTTTGAGCCATGCAGCTGCAGGGCAGGAAGGCTGGGAAGTGCTGTGGGGTGCTCAGGGCGTGCTCTGCGGTGCTTACAAAGACAAAGGCGAGTACGTCTTCCACGGCGACCCGAACGACGTTCCAGAGGCTCCTGAGTGGTTGCTGGAGCGGATGCGGGAGCAATATCGCAAGGTCAACCAGAAAGACAGCGCCCGCAAGCTGCGCGACACCCGGTATTCCAACCGCTCCAGGGAAGAAAAGATCGCGATTGCGGAGAGCTGCCTCAGCGTCATCGAACCGCGTGGCGCGTTCAGTGAGCAGTTTTGGTGGGAGATCGGCGCAATGCTCCACAGCGAGCTGCCGAATCAGGATGGTCTGAAGCTCTGGGAGCAGTGGAGCCAGAAAGACGCGGAATATCTGGATGACTGGGCAGATGGTAAAAATCCCTGCGCTCAACGGTGGGCTGCTGGCTTTACTGGTGGCGGTCTTGGGTTCGGCAGTCTGATTCGGGAGGCAGATGCGGTCGATCCAGATCGCACCCGGTTTCAGAGGGACGGTCTTACACAGCTGGTGGAGGAGATCCAGGCGTCGCCAGCGAAGTTCAAGCTGGAGTTCCTAGGGCCTGAAGAACTGGTCGCCCGTGGTCTTGAGATCGAGGAGACCTACGACAACCCGGCGTATGCGGACCAGGCAAAGACAATCCTGGCTCAGGAGGGTGGCCGACAGCGTGAAGGGGCAGCGGCAATTGACAAGCTGCTTGACGCTCACCTGACGTATAAGCGAAACCGTGGATGTAAGCCTGCGGCGGTTGGCGATCTGGACGACACGCCTTTTGAGTATCTGATTCCAGGGTTGCTCCCCAAGCCTTGGCTACTGCTGGTTCACGCTGATGGCGGCACCGGCAAATCGGCAATGTGCCAGACGCTGTGTAAACACATCAGCCAAGGGCTGCCGTTCAACGTGCACGGCAACAACGTGCCAGTGCCTAAGTCCAGTGCCTTTGGCTCAACGGTGACCAGAGCGAAAGGGTGCTGCGGAGGCAGTTTCACCTGATCGGTGTGGAGAGCGGCGTTGATGTGATGGCTGAGTGGGACATGCAGTGGTATCGCAAGTTCTGCAACATCCAGAAAGAACAGCGATATGGGCTGGTGGTGATCGACAGCCTGGATGGCTGCAACGACTCCAACCCCTACGAGGAGAACCGGCGAGAGTATGCGTTGCCCCTCAAGCGGTTGGCGCGGCGAAACGGAAAGGACTTCCCGGCCTGCTCGATCATCGTTATCCACCACAACAACCGAAACGGTGGGTTCCGGGGCACCAGTGCGATTAAGGCAGCTGTGGATGAGACCTGGAACATGCAGAAGCTCGACAACAAGCAGATCGCTGAGCTGGGCATCTCGTTCAACAGCCGCATCATCACCGTGGAGAAGTCGCGGGATGACCGAGAAGGGCTGCGCCAGGTGTTCAGCCTTTTGGGGGACTTCACTTACAGGATTGAGCCGGTGCCCGAGCCAAAAGACACCTCGATGGATGGGCCGAACGGGCACATGCTGGCGATGCTCCAGGAGATGAACCGCAACCGCAGGCCCTGGACGATTCAGGACTTCGTAGACCACGACAACCTCGGCGGCGTTCACCGCAAGCGGGCGATCAAGTACAGCCTCGACAAGCTGGAGGCGCAGAAGCTGATCGAGCGGTGTGACGCTCCAGCTGACCTGGTGCTGAAAGGACGGAAGCCGAACTTCTGGCACGCCGTTGGTACGGATGTTCCAGGGAAGTTCTCCTCTCGCGCACGGGGGGCGTCTGTGGGAGAGAGTGTTAAAAGTCAAACCTCTTCTCCTGGAACAGATCTAAACGACAAACCACCTTTGTCAAAAGTCCCCGATTGTCAAAAGTCCCCCGACCCAGACCTTTTGACAAAACCCGACCTTTTGACAAAACCCGATGTCGTTAAGAACCCTTCCCCTGGAAAGGATCAGGCTTTTGACGCGCCCAAACGGGTACATAGGGTGATTCCTCCTCTCAACCGCAAGACGCCTTTTTGATCCGTGTACCCGGTTTTGAAAGACCACCACGCCAGCGAAAAGGAACGTATCCGTCACTGGGAAAAATGTCTTGTAGCACTTTGGAAGATGCCTGAACCTCCTGAAGGCTGGGCAGAAGCCGCACGGCTACGGGATGAACAGGGGCTGACGAAATACCCTGTTGTGCTACAATCTCAGCAGCTTCAACTCAGGCATGACTGAGCGGCAGATCAGAGCCACCATCAGAACGGCCCATCACTACGGTGGGTCGTTTTTCAGCACACTCGCGGCCGCTGCTCTTGCAGCTGATCCGCGCAATCGCTCCAGGATCTTGGACGCCTTCCCGGAGATCATCTCCAAATACGGCCCCGGCAGTTCCTATTACGACGAGTCTCTCTAATGAAAGAAGTCACAGTTCGCCTCCAAGAGGAAGACCTTGCACGCTTCGACCAGCAAGCCGCTTACTACAAAGTTTCCAGGGCAGAAGTGATTCGTCGCCAACTGTCTGGTGACTCGTCTATTGATGCCGCTGGCATGACGCCCAAAGACTTTTACAACCTCGTCAGCGTGGTGCGGAAGCGGACGGGTAACAACCTCGACACCCGCCAGATCGAATCTGTAGTCACTGCTGTCTTAGTCGAGCTGCGGTCATGACCTACACCGCAGAAGATCGCGACAAGATTCGCGAAGCTGCCGGGTGGGAGAAGGAAGAATCCGGCTGGTATGCCCCACACCCTGAAACAGGCGAACTCGTGCACGAACTTCACTGGCTAAAGCTTGGCCTCCCATACCCGGAGGGTTACTAATGCCCGTTTACAAAGGCATCGAGCATCTCGACAAGATCGCAACCTCCGCTTCCGTTTACTTCGACACGGAGACGCTCCAGCTTCAGCCCGAACGCTGCAAGATGCGTTTAATCCAACTTGGTTCAGCGGTTCGAGACACCGTTGTTCTGATTGACTGCTTCGAGCTGGAGCGGAAGGACTGGCAGAAGCTCCGCCACTTTTTCCACAGCCCTGTGCGGTATTGGATGGCGCATAACGCTGTTTTTGATTTGGGCTGGCTGCAGGCTCACGACATTTACCCGGCTGGCCATGTGCTCTGCACCATGTTGGCGAGTCGCTTAGATACCAACGGGCGTCCGAATGTTCGCCACACGCTCGACGCTTTAGTAAGGCGCTACCTGAAAAAAGATCTTCCTAAAGAGCTGCAAAAGTCTGACTGGAGTGGTGAGCTAACTGAAGCTCAGCTTGAGTACGCAGCCAACGATGTTTTCGCGTTGATGGAGTTGGATGCGCCCTTGCTTAAAAAGCTCCAGGTCAACAACCTCACAGATGCGTTCATGCTGGAGTGCGACGCATTGCCCGCTATGGCACAAATGTGGCGCACAGGGCTGCATTGGAACGCGGAGAATCTGCAGCAACGAAAGCTCGACTATGAGTACGACATCAAAGGGCTGGCCCAGGAGTTCATAGAGAAGCTGGATGCAGCTCTTCCAGAAGAGCACAAGCTGCCTAGAGACGAAGACGGTGCTTTCAATCTGCGTGCCAAAGACCAAGGCAAACTCCGAGACGGGACTAAGAAGTACGCGGGCTTCAACATCAATAGCCCCAAGCAACTTCAGGACAAACTCAAGGCGGTCTTGGGGAAAACACCCACAGACGCCGACGGAAAACCCAGTGCATCGAGGCAAGCATTACGCGCTTACGCCGCCGACCACGAAGTCGTTCAAATCTATCTGGAGTGGAAAAGGTGCGAAAAGCGCCGCCAGATGATCGAGTCGATCCAAGAAAAGATGGACAAGGATGGCTTTGTGCGAGCCAGTTACATGCAGCTCGGCGCAGAGTCTGGGCGCATGTCGTGCGTCAAACCAAACAATCAGCAGATCCCTAGAGACCCTCAGTTTCGGGGCTGTGTTGAAGCGCCTGAGGGATACCTTTTGGTCGATGCTGACTTCGGGCAGATGGAGTTACGGCTCGCTGCTTCTGTGGCAAATGACGCCCGCATGATCCAGGCGTTCCAAGACGGCGAAGATCCGCACACCGTTACAGCAGAGTCGATCGGCTGTGATCGTCAGACCGCAAAATCTGCAAACTTCGGACTTCTGTATGGCGCAGGTGCTGCCGGGCTAAGGAACTACGCAGGCGGAATGGGTATAACGATGTCCGAAGAGCGCGCCGCCGAAATCCGCAACGGATGGCTGGAGACGTTCCAAGGCATCGCCGAATGGCAGCTAAGCAATGCCCGAGACTGTCAACAGTCCGAAAAACGTGAGTGGGCTGAGATCCGTATCCCAGGTTCAAACATGCGCCGAATCCTTCTAGGCGACATGAACCGGTCAACAGTTCGGTGTAATACGCCGATCCAGGGAGCAGGTGCCGCCATCCTCAAAGAGGCCCTGGGGCAGCTGTGGCCGATGGTCAAAGAGGCGGGTGAAGACACGGTGCGGATTGCTGCTGCCGTGCATGACGAAATTCTGTTGCTTGTTAGGGAGGATGCGGCCCAGGAGTGGGCGGCGACCCTAAAACAGGTGATGGAAGAGGCAGAAGCCCAATGGCTCGGCGAAATCCCTGCATTGGCTGAAGTCTCTATTGGTAAAACCTGGATGGAGACTCACTGATGGTCAGCGTCTACTGCGCCGAAGGCACATGGTTTTGTTCTTGCGAGGGGTCGGTAACGTATTACAAGGACTTGAACGAGGCGATGGATGCCGCGTACCGGCAGGCAAATCGTGATGGAGCGGCTAAACGCGGCGATTGCCACTGCGACAA